TACACCAACAGATGATACATATTTAGTTTCAACAATCACATCAGAGCCAAGTGAAACACAAAAAATTACTTTTGGTTTAGAAGATGCGTTAACTGCTGGTACTACTTATCATTTTGCAGTTAGGGCTATCAATTTTTCAGGTACACATTCTACTTTTACTAGCACTACAACAGGAAGTTTTACATTAGTAGATGTAGGTGATATTGATTTACCTGATTTTTCAGGATACTTTCACAAAGAAGGCAACACAACAACAGCATTAACATCATCACAATTTAATACAGAATATGGAAGAACGCCTTTAAATGATGACATTTTAGTTATGGTCAATACAAGTGCTTCTCCAAAAGTTTCAAAGGCTTATAAATGGAATGGTTCTGCTTTTGTAGAAATAACTAATTTTACAACAGGTGATTTAGTTGTAGATGGAACTATTGCAGGTGACAAGATAATTGCAGGTGATATTTCAGCTGATAGGGTTGATGCAGACTTTGTTAGCACATTAAATCTATTAACAACCAGTGCAACTGTCACTAATAATATAACTATAGGTACTGGTAACAATGTTTTTAAAGCTGAAACTGGTGTTGGTATACAACTTGGTCATGCAACATTTGGGTCAGCACCATTTAGAGTAACAGAGGGTGGAGCATTAACAGCTACTAATGCCACAATAACAGGTGAAGTTAATGCAACTAGTGGTACGTTTAATGGTTCTATAGCAATTGGTTCAGGTAATAGTATTTTTAAAGCTGATTCAAATGGAATATATCTTGGTAACGCTACTTTCGGTTCAGCACCTTTCAGAGTTACACCAGCAGGTGCGGTTACTGCGACTAGTGCAACGATTACAGGGACACTTACCTTAACAAACATAGATGGTACTACTGTAACTTATACTGGTGGTACTCTTGGTGTAGGAACAATTGGTAGTGGTAATCTTGGTGACAGTGCAATATTTCCAGCAACATTAAGATATGAAAGAACTAACTCAACTTCAGCACCTTCAGATTCAGAATTTAATACAGCATTTGGTAGAGACCCAAAATCTAATGATATTGTTGTTGTTGTGAGAACAGACAACAATTCACAAGTTGCTTATAAACACAATGGCACTGCTTTTGCAGTAATCAATAATTATATTGATGGAGATTTAATTGTTGATGGTACTATCACAGCAGACCAAATTGAGGGTAACACTATTACAGCAAATAAAATTGCTACAGGAACTTTAACTTCTGCATCAGGTGTATTTGGTTCTATAAGTGCTGGTGATATTGATACAGGTACACTTAACGCAGCTAATGTAACGATAAGTGGTGGTGATGTAACTATTAATAGTTCAGGTATCACAATTAATGGTTCTTCATCATCTATAAATTTAGGTTCAGGTGCTTTTACTGTATCTGCAGCAGGTGTTATGACTGCTACTGGTGCTACTATTTCAGGTGCAATTACAGCTACAAGTGGTTCATTTACAGGTAGTCTTAATTCTGCTACTGGTACTTTTACAGGTGCTTTAAGTGGCGGAACTATATCTATTGGTTCAGGTAACAGCATATTCAAAGCAGACAGCAATGGTATTTATTTAGGAAATGCAACTTTCGGTTCTGCTCCATTTAGAGTAACTCCAGCAGGTGCTTTAACTGCAACAAATGCAAATATAACAGGTGATATAGTTGCTAATAATTTAAACATTTCTAGTGCAACTGTAACTGGTACTTTAAGTGCTAGTAATATTCAAATAGATAATGTAACGATTGACACTGATGGTAGTGGCAATCTAATTATTAAATCAGGTGGTGTAGATACAACACAAATAGCAGATAACGCTGTTAATAACGATAAGATTGATAGCATATCAGCAAATAAAATTACTGCTGACCAATTAGATTCAGCAAGAATAAATACTAATACATTAAATGTAAAACACTTTGATGATGTCAGTACAGATATTAAGAGTCATTTAGCAACTGAAACTTTTGTACCTCTATCAAGAGATGGTCAAGCATATGTACAAAGAACATCAGAATATACAGGAAGTAACGCTTCTTTTATTCCAGTAACAGTTACACAAATTAGAAACAAAGCTACTTATGTTGCTATATTCTCAGGAGTTTTAGGTGATGTAAGTGGTGGTAGGGTTCAATATTCTTTAAACAATTCTACTTGGGTTAATGCAAATGGTAATACTAATATTTCATGGAGTGCTGGAACTTATAGAGGATATACTTATGTTTATACAGGGCAAATAACCACCTTATCAAATACACAATCAACTGTTTATTGGAGAGTATATTTTTCAGGAACTTATAATCATACTCAGCTTTCACTTAATGTGATGATGGATAACACACAATAATGAATACTTTTACTATATACAATTTAGAAACTGGTGAGATAGAACATTCAACTACTACAGTTGCAGAAATCAATGAAGTAGGTTTACTAGATGGGCAAGGAATCATTGAAGGAGATTATCAACCTAATGAATATAAGATAGTTGATGGTGAAGCTGTAGTTAGAACTGATAATGTATTAGAGATGTTAAGAAACAAAAGAAATGAATTATTAAAACAATCAGACTGGACACAAATGTCTGATAGTCCATTATCAGATAGCAAAAAAACAGAATGGGCAACTTACAGACAATCTTTAAGAGATTTACCTACAAGCAATTCAAGTGCATCATCATATGATGACGTAACATTTCCAAGTGAGCCAAGCTAATGGACAGTGCAATTAAAGTAATACAAGAGGTAGGTTTTCCAATAGCAGCAGCAATTGGTTTAGGTTGGTTTATATATAAATTAATCATGCGTATTGTAGATGGCATGGAAACCAAACTTGATAATGTTGATGAAAAAGTAGAATCACAGATAGCAGCTATTGAAGAACGACTTGGAACAAAACTTGACTCACAACATGGAATACTTGTAGCATTAATTGATAGAGTGCGTAGCTTAGATAATGAAATCATAAGACAAGACACCCTTATTAAAACTATTCTAGGCGTACCACAGTTAATAGATAGCAGTAAAATTGCAAAGGCGGATAGAGATGACCAAAGGAAAGACTAAAAAACAATTAAAAAAAGAACAATTGGAAAAAGATAAAGTGCTATGGTCAATCATGGTAATAGGAGTTATTTTAATAATTGGGATTTTTGTACAAAATATCAAAGCAGACCAAATAGTTCATAAGTTTAAATCGCCATCTTTTAGTGGCATCAATACTAGTTCACATTATCTAACTATTGAAAACCAAGAGTTTAATAGAAAGATGACAATTAAAGAAGAAATCAAAGCATTACAAGAACAAATAGAAAGAGATAAAGAGAACACCACACTTGCAAGATTTATGCGTAACTTAGAGTCACGTATCTATGCACAATTATCAAGACAACTTGTAGATAATCTGTTTGGTGAAACACCACAAACTGAAGGTACTATAGAACTTGAAGGTAATACTATAGAATACACATCTGATGGACAATTTATAACACTTAAAATAACTGATGCAGATGGCAATATCACAGAAATCACATTACCTATTGGTTCTTTTACTTTCTAGTTGTTCTTTGCTTGATGTTTATGAAGACACAGAGCAAATTAGAAAACAAATAAATCTAAAAGACAATCATAGTATTTATTCTTTACAATCAAAAGAACTTCTGCAAGTACAAGCACCACAAACAAAACCAGTAGTAGCTGTATATCCAACTGCTTTTACAGACCAAACAGGACAAAGAAAGAGTAACAGTGAGTTTGCTTTATTTTCTAGTGCTATAACCCAAGCACCAAGTAATTTATTAATAAGAGCATTAAAACACGCAAGTAATGGAAATTTCTTCAGAGTTGTTGAAAGGGTTGGTTTAGATAACCTTACAAAAGAACGTCAAATTATAAGAAGCACAAGAGAAGAATTAGAAGATAAAAAAACTATCATGCCCTTGCTATTTGCAGGTGTGTTGCTTGAAGGTGCTGTTGTATCGTATGATAGTAATCTAATCACAGGCGGTGCAGGTGCAAGATATTTAGGAATAGGCACAAGTGTGCAGTATCGTGAAGATACAATCACTGTAAGCCTTAGAATGGTTTCTGTAGCTACTGGTGAGATACTGGTAGAAGTAATGTCTAGTAAGACAATACTTAGCTATGGTCAGTCACAAGATGTGTTTAAATTCATAGAAATGGGTACTGAGTTAGTTGAAGTGGAATTTGGTGTTTCACGCAACGAAAGTACTACTATAGCCTTAATGAAAGCTATAGAAGGTGCTGTATTAGAACTTATTATTATCGGTTACGATAAAGGGTACTGGAAATATGAAGAAAATGAAATTAATGAGCCTGATTGTGATGCTGAGTGCGTTGCAAACATACGCGGATAATGAAATTTATGTAGACCAAAGCGGTAATACAGCTTCCATTGATTTAGAGCAACTAGGTAGCTCTAACCTTATTGGTGGTAGTTCTGCTGTATCAGGAACTATGACTGCTCTTGACCTTGATGGTATTAGTATGACTTTAGATATTAATCAGATTGGTTCAAGCAATATCTTTAGGTCAGATGCCATTGATGGTGATAACTTTACTGGATTCTTTGAATTTGATGGAGATAGTAATGTTATGGATATCTTATTAAATAGCACTGGTCTTATAAGTGCAGATTACATAAATCTATATTTAGATGTTACTGGAAGCAGTAATGAATTTGATTTAGAAATAGCAGAAAACGCTGATTCATCTTATCTTGATTTAGACTGGACAATCTTAGGTGATTCTAATGAATTAAATTTTGATATTGATTATGCTAATGCTATTAACTTTGTAGATATTAATGGTGGTTCAAACACTATCAACTTTACAGCTAGTGGATATTCAGGAAACACATCATCTGATTCAGGATATTTTTATATGGATTTAGATGGTAGCAGTAACACATTTAACATCATACAATCATCAACACTTGCAAAGGATTGGTTAAAAATTGAGACTACTACTTCTAACTCTAATATTTGTATCACTCAAAACGATGGGGGAACTTCCACAGGTTGCTGATATAGGTGACATATCAGAACTAAATGGTGTTGCACGAATATTAAGAGACGAACCATTACAAGCTGAATTAAACCTCGGCATACAAAGTAATGATGAAGCCATAACTACTAATGGTCGTATGGCTATTACTTTTCTTGATGATTCAACAGTTAGATTAACAGAACACTCTGAATTATTAATTGACGAATATATCTATGACCCTGACCCATCTAAATCAAAGATGGCTCTTACCTTTGGATTGGGAACAGCAAGGTTTATAACAGGCAATCTAAACAGAATTGATAAACAAAATATAAAGCTTAAAACACCAACTGCAAATATAGCGATTAGAGGAACAGACTTTACTGCTACTGTAGACGAGCTAGGGCGTAGTTTAATTATATTGTTGCCTGATGCTTATGGATTATCTAGTGGTGAAATAGAAGTGATTACAGCGACTGGTAGCGTACTTTTAAATAAACCTTTCCAAGCTACAACAGTTTCAGTATTTGAAAACGCACCAAGCAAACCAGTCATCTTAGATTTATCATTAGACCTTATAGACAATATGTTAATTGTTACACCACCACAAGAAGAAATAATTGAAGGTGAAGAAGTTGTTGTACAAAAGAAAAACATCTTGGACTTTAATGATTTAGATATAGATTACTTAGAAGAAGATTTTTTAAAAGAAGACGAATTAGAGTTTACAGAATTAGACATAAATTATCTTGATGTCAATTTCCTAGAAGATTTATTAGATGTTATAGATGCATTAGAGGTTGTAAAAGAAGAAGATGTACTAGGACAAGATGCTATAACAACCAACATCAAAGGAACTAAACTTGGTCAAGATTTAGATACGCAAATTACAACTTTTTATACTGGTGAAAAATTAACTCTGCTTAGAAGTGTAGAAAGTACAGCAAGAATAGATATAGATGGTAGTGCAAGTTATACTGTTATCTTTATACAAAATGGTGTGTCAAACATAGTTACGATTAATGGTGGTGAAGGTAGCACAATCAAAATAACTCAAGAAAATTAATTAAATTATTATTCCAAAATGGGTTTACTTTTGTTGTAAAATGCTTATAATAGGTATTATAAATTGATAAAACGCTTAAAAAAGCAAGGAAAAATAAAATGACAACATTTACTAAAAACCAAATAGAAGCAATTAAATTATTCAATCTTCATGTTGAAGATTCTGATTTTTGGGCTGAAAAAGACTGTAATGATTTACAGCCAACAGACATATCAGAATATATCTACATGGATGAAGCAATCAATCTATTAAATAAAAATGGATGGACTGTTGAGAGTGCAGAAGGAACTATAGGAAGTTTAATGGGCAAAGTTATATATGAATATGATTATTGTTTAGACAGAGACAAGATGGTATATGCTATTGATTGGATTGATTTGGATAATTTAAAGCATTCAGCATAATTTCATTAAAATCATAAAAGGCTCTTAATTGAGCCTTTTTTTTGCTATGATTTTGTGATGAAAAGATTTCTGCTTCCGATAATAATACTATTATCACTTCCACTTATATTTCAAAGCACACTAACTGAAATATTAAAACTAAAAACCTTTGACACCTTTGTAAAAAAATATGAACCATCAGGTAACTTTGTAATATTAAACATCACAGAAGAAGATGTAGAAAACGAAGGTGGTTATCCTTTTCCAAGAAGAAGATTAGCAGAGATACAAGTAGACCTTATCAATGAAGGTGCTATTGGTGTTGGTTGGGTAATATCTTTCCCACAAGCAGACAGAATGGGTGGAGACGAAGTTTTTGCACAGACTTTAGGATATGTTCCTTCTGTCATAGCTATGTTTGAAGATGGCAAAAATAAATACCCAAAAGCTACTGGAACTGTTGTCAAAGGCAACCATGTTGATGGTATAGTATCTATGGGAGTTAAGGAAAACCTGAACACTCTAACAAATAATACATTGCAGGGTTTAGCCATTGCTCCCACCGAAGTTGACCAACTTGTTAGAAGAATCCCATTACTTGTAAGCACACCTGAAAAAGAATGGATTCCATCATTCGGTACACAAATCTATAAGGCATTGTTTGATGTTAGAACTTACATTATAAAAACTAATGATAATGGTATAGAGGAAATATCAATCAGAGGAATACCACCAGTCAAAACAGATAGTCTTGGTCGTAAGTGGATAAGTTGGGTAGATACACCACAAACTTCATTAGAAGAAATGGATGTAGCAGGTAAGTTTGTATTCGTAGGAGTTACAGCTAATGGTGTAATGCCACAGATAGCAACACCAGTTGGATTATTAGAACCACATAAGATTCAAACAGCTTTAGCAGAATCAATCTTGATACAAGATAGTCCTTACATACCTGATTGGGCATTAGCTGTAGAAATGCTTATATTTATTGCTTCAGTGAGCCTTATGTGGCTTGTATTAA